TAAATATCTTGCAGCTTGACCACCACCATAAGTTAAGGCAGCAGATTTTAATGAGGAACCTATTCTGCCTGTTTGATCAAAGCCACCGATACCAGCCATACCTGCTGCAAGAGCCGGGTTGAAGGGCGCTACAAAAGGTGCGGCTTTAACTGCGATAGCAGATATTTCATTGGGAATTATTTTTCTTACAAATCTTTTAAGTGAACTACCTAGTCCAAATTTTTCTCTCGGTGCAACGGTCATTATCCCGCCATTTGCATATAGTTGTCTATTCATTTGCGCTCTTGTTATTGACATATGTGTTTAAAATAAGGCAGGTATATTATCCTGAATTATATAATTTATACTAATTTTACTCCTATTACAAGTTAGTCTTTGCACCAAATGGAGGTAATTTAACATTGATCTTAACACTTCGTGTTATATCCCCTGGTTTAGTTTCGCTATTAGGGTCTTGAAGATCAGCTAAAGCCTCAGCATCTGAGCTATATTCTTTACCTGTCACCTTGTGTTTTAAGGTGACCTCTACTTGAGGTTTGATAAAAGGTACTCCTTCATCATTAATAACCTCTTCTTTTTGTTCTATAAATGGCATTACGTATCCTCTCTATTTATTTCTAATAAACTAATTGTTATATCTGGTCCTGTAATATCTGATAGCATTTTTAACTTATCATTTTCTTGTAAAATTAATACGTTAGTAATAAATTCATGAGTAGCATCTGCGGCTATAGTTTTTTTACCATAAAAATAATCTACACTATTAGAATTAATTTTAATTGTAACTACAGCATCTCCAGCACCTTCATTGTAAACATGAATAGATTTTATTAAAGCCCTAGAGTTAGAAGGTACCGCATACACATCTTTTTGAGTACTTGATATTAAATCGTCATTTACTTTTTTATATATATTAGCCATTAAACCACGCAAACCTTTCTGAATCTTCTTTCATATCTTTTAAGAAAGTAGAATTTAATTGTTCTATAACAGAACCTAATGCTCTATTAATTTGTCTTTGATTATCTTCTGTATATACTTTTCTAGGCTCTGGTAACCTTACTACTACTTTTGTCATTATCTTCTCCCGTCTGGTTGTACATCAACTTGAAAAGGACCAAATCTCCATGATTCTCCTGCTCCATCATTTTCTACTCTAAGACTAGCATATCTTCCTCTTGCACGTGTATCTTTTTTAGTAGTGCTAGCGTCTACTGTAAAAGGACTTAAAGCTGTTGCTGCACTTGTTTGAGAAGGAAAATTCTTAACTGATATAGTTATTTTAGCATTACCTGTTATAGCCTTAAAGTTAGGTAAAAATCTACGCATAGATAAAAATTGTTCAGGTGCATCTTGTTGAAGTGCAAAGCTATAGGACTCAATAAAAGAAGTTAAAATAGTAGTTGTTCCATCAGCATTAACTTGATCGGTCCCTGTTTCGTGTTGAAATAATGTAGTAGAACCTAACCCTGTTTGACCAATAACTTGAGGAAAACTTCCTGTAGCAGAGCTTGTATAAGCTGTTGCAAATGGTTTAGGATACACTAATGAATCTAACCATGTAGTTCTAATTGAGTTTGTATTGACACCTGTATACCAATTTCCCATAGGTAATTCACCGGACTCTCCATAATTAAAAACAACATATCGATCATTGAAACTAGATCCAGAGCTAGGGTAATACCACACTACTTCGGTAAATAAGTTATTAATTCCAGCACACACTTGTTGACCCTTAGTAGTATCAAAATCATCATAAACATAATCTTCAACTGAACATGGTAGTGAGTTTACTGTACCATCAAATGCAAAGAAACCGTTGTTAGACATCCAATATGCAACACCATCAATTTCACAACAAGCATTTTGTCCTATTAATCCACAGTTAGTACCGACCTGTTCAAAGCCAAATGTAAAAGGTGCACCTACAAACTTCATTGTATACAATGCATTATCTGTCCAAATTAAAATATTTTCTTTACCTTTAATTGCTCCAACAATTTTAGTTCCATCTTGAAGTCTTTGTGAACCTGCTGTGTTAATTGCAGTAGGTGTGTATTCGTTTAGCCCTTCTTGAGTAGAAAATCTAATAAACATATCATCTTGAGTACTATCATCTCCAATAGTAGTTTCGGTTCCACAATGAATAACGTGTCTAGTAGTAGGAGATATTAAAGTTATTCTAGATGCCGTAGGATTACCTAAATTAGTTCCAGCTACTAAAGCAGTTACAAAATTAGTTGTTGTAGTAGAAGCTCGAGTTGTAAATGCAGTGCTTGCTCCAACTGACGTATCCCAAGTAAAAGTTTTACCGTTTAAAATGGTTGCTATTAATACTTGTCCAAAATTACTAAATGACCATAACCCAGGTTCTAGGGTAACTGAAGAAGCAGAGGCAGCAATTCCCCATCCTGTTTGAGCACCACTACTTACAGTTCCTCCAAATTGAGGTACACCCCAACCATAACCATAAGTCTGCTCAACTGGACCAATTCTTTCGTAAGGTTTAACTGTCATAGAACCACCTGTTGAAATAACAGCAGTGGCTTGATTTAAAGAATCAATAGTAAAAGTTGTTGTAGTAGGAATAGTCAGCACTTGAAATAGTTTATCTTCAAAATCAGAAGCATTTAATCCTGTACCACTTGGTAAAGTTACAGCATCTAATTGAATAATATCTCCTACCTCTAAACTATGAACACCACTTGTAGTTATTGTACAAGTTTTAGCACTCGTACTATTTGTAGCTAGTGTAGCTCCAGTAAAGGTAGTAACAACTCCGTTATCGTCTGATCGATAAGGAGTAATATCATAAATTTGACCTTCAAAATATATAAGTAAAAATTTATCTGTTCCTAATGCGGTATATCTATTTCCTTCAAGATCTACAAAAGCAAATAATTTTCTTGCTGCACCTACTAAAGTATCAGTTAATAGAGAGGACCAACCCCCTACTTTTTCAGGAGTTCCATATCTAAATCTAGCATTATCTGAATCTGTCCAACGAGCCAATGCTCCGACATTTGTGTCTTGTTTATCTACTCCTGGAAATATTTTAATGGTTGTAAGAGCCATTATTTAGCTCCTATTGATTCGTTGATTTTAATAACCAACCTTTAGTGGCATCTGTATACATAAAAGTAATAGATTGATTATTTACATTCATTGTAAAATTACTTGCTGCCCCTTGAATAGGTTGACTATTTCTATTTACTGTAACATTATTAGAAGCAAAACCTCCAGTTGCAGAAATATCCATAACAGTTACTTCATCACCTGTTGAAGGTGAAGCAGGTAGTGTGATAGTTACTGCGTTACTAGTAGTTGAAACTAAAACTTGATCTCCATTAACTGCAGTATATGCAGTAGTAGAAGCTGAATTAATAGTAATTGTTCCTTTTTGGAGGATAGCACCTAATGTTGTATTAGTTCCGTCTGAATAAAATAAAGAAGTAGATCCTGGTGCTAAAGGAACACTAGTTCCGCTACCACTTGTTAAAACATTTATTGTAAATTCAGATGTAGTTCTATTGGTTGTGTCTTCTAATATAAAAACTCTAGCTCCTGCTGCAGCCATAGTTACAGTGCTATTTGCACCTAACGTACCTGCAAGTTTAATGTATAAATTTTTTCCCTCTGATGTTGCACCATCAGAAACAGCTAGAGCTGTATCATATGGAGCTGTTGTTACCATAGTTTTACTTAAGACTCCGCTTGAAGCCTGAGCTAGTATATTTAAATTTGTATTTGTAATTGTTCCCCACTGACCAGCTTTTTCGCCGGTAGTCATTATTTCTAATTTTAAATCTGATGAGTATGATGATGGCATAATTAATACGGTATTATTTCTTTCCAAACACTATTAGTATTTGGATCTATGTTACTCCATGTTATTGCACTACCGACTCCTGTTTTTACTACAATTGAAGAACCTGTAGGACTTATATTTGCGTCACCAGTTATTGTAACCGATGTTGTCGTTAAATTCAAGGTATTTCCAGTAATAGATACAACTGCATCTCCTGTTACTACTACTGTTCCAGATCCTAGTCCTAAAGCATTACCATTAACTGTAAGATTGGCCTCTCCTGAAACAACAGGAGTTCCTGATTTTAATAAAATAGGATCAGGGTCAGCTATTTGAACTATAGAGTTAGCTGTAATATTAACATTACCAATACCAACAGCAATATCATTACCGTTAACTGTAATTACAACACTATTATCTATTCCAGATGTAGCCCAAGGAAACTCTGAAAATGATCCAAATCCTAACATATATTTTAATCCTTAAAAGGAGACAGGGGGTATGTGGTGGTGCCCTGCCTCCATCTAAAGATTATATCATCGTTTAAACCAAGAAGGAAGACCTAAATGTGGACGTTTGTCAAACATATTATCTTTCGCTCCAGGTGTTTTACGGTTGTTATAATGAAGAAATACTTGAACGCATTCCTTACCTCTAAACTTATTTCGCCAATGTTCTAACTCACAGCCAGAATAGACTAGCATATCTCCTTGTTTAAGATCTACCTTAATTCCTTTTTTACCTACTTCTCCAGAAGGTTCCAAGTATATTGGCCAGTCATCACCAGCAAGATTCATAGTAGTTGATATCTCACAACTAAATCTATCTTTGTGTCTTTTTAACTCGTCTCCCTTTTTATATATTCTTGCATAAGTATAAGCTGGATATAATTTAAGTCCTGTTGCTTCTTCCATTTTTGGCTGGCATTTAAGCATTAAAGTTTCCATAGCTATATTAGAATATTGACTATAAGTTTCTGGTATCTGTTCATCTTTACCTTCGTAATGACCTATAATATTTTCAAAGGGTGAAATGTATCTAGCGTTCCTACAAGTATCATAAACTTGTTTTTGCATCATAAAATAATTTGCAACAAAACTAGCCAAGTCTTTTGATATAGCTTGACGAATAACTGTATACTTTTTTTTCTTAAACATCTTTAGCCATTTCTTTTGGCACAGCTTGTATGTTCCAATGTATAAATCTAAAAGGATCTTTACCAAAATCTACACTAAACTCGTGTTCTAAAAATCCTGGAAAGATAATTAAAGTTCCTGGTTGTGGTTTAAAATGTATAAGCTCACTACCACCCCATACACCTTTTTGGTCTGGTTTCATTTTTAATTTTGTAGATCTTGCTCCTGTTCTCGGTTCGTGAAATACTGGCATCGATGTTTTGTCACTACACTTTAAAAAATAAAAACCTGATACGTGTTGATTCCAATGTACGTGTGCTGAATGATGACCACCACCTTTTTTAGCAAACTCTTGTACCCACATCTCACTAAATAGTGTTGTGTAT